CCAGGAACGGTATGCAGAGTATCGCTATAAACCATCCATGGTGACTGGAGCTTTCCGGTCAAATGCAGCGGCGCCGTTGGATTCTTGGCATTTGTCGCAGGATTTTGAATCGTTGCCTGTCCTTGGCCAGACGTTTATCGAAGAGAACCCGCCCGTTGATCGGGTGATTGCGGTGCCTTCGGAACCGCACTTTATTTTTGATAGCTATTTTGACCTCAAGTGTGCTCGACCGATGCCGCTGTACAGCGTCCCTGGGCTTATCGACCACTTCTGAAGTCCTAAGCCATCATCCAGTGAACCAAGGGCGGCCTACGGGCCGCCCTTCGACGTTCCGGGCCTTTGGCCCGCCTAAAGGAATCTGTGCTATGTTTGGATAAACTCAAGGAGGTAATGCAATGCAAGTTGTCGAATGGTTGTCGCAGAATTGGGAAGTCATATCGTTGCTAATCACAAATATCCTGGCGTATTTCGCGCCTTCACCCACACAGAGGAAAATCAAGTAATGGGCTTCTTCTCTGGAATTGTAGATACCGTAAAAGGCGCTCTCGGCGGCTCTGGTGGCGCTTTAGGCGCACTCAATCCCCTGGGTGTCATAGGCACCGCTGGTGCCCTTGGTGGCGATCTGATGGCCTATCAGGGCCAAAAAGAAACGAA